TTGGCGATACCGAATACTAAGGCCGATTCGTAAAGGTCTGAGGCAGTTGACGCAACTGTTTCTTGAGCTGCAATCCACCAATCACTGATATCACCATCATGGCACTGAATCGAGTTCTGCCTGTTAACCATGTCTTGTAGTCGGCATTCGCGCAATGGTGCGTCTGGTAGGTCGTTTGTGTTGGCGTAGCGTTGGCTAAACTCTTGAAAAGAAAAGCTACGATGGCGCAAAATCTGACGGCCAATGTCGCGCGTCGTAGTGATCTCAATGCACGCGCTCGCCATTTCAAACGGGCTTACGTGATTATGTTTCATCATGTATTTAAGCAAGCCAGTTATTGATTCGTTGTCTTGATTGGCTGGATTTGATACCCGCGCAATGTAGGCAATAAGCTTGTCAGCTTCTGGCGTTGCCCAGATTAGTTTTGTGTTCATTTCAAGTCCTTTTTCATAAGCTTTACACATTCATTCATGTATTGATGTGTTTCGTTGCGTTTTTCCATCCACTTAAATACTTCTTCAAGCGCCTGTTTGCGGGAGGCTTGCCACGCGCTGTATGCAAACGTCTTCTCGTAGTCTCCACCACCTGATCGGCAAAACTTGCCGTCAGATTGCCACCAAACCTCAAAAGATTCTCTATCACTCATGTTGACTCTCCAATAATCTCAAATTCAATCCCGCATTCATCAAACAGGCGCTTAGTTCTAACCGTGCTTTCTAGCCACCTAGCTGTAAATTCAGCTTCAGCATTAGCCGCTATAACCTTCACAATCCCAGCTTGTATGATGGCCCTTGCACAGTCAATGCACGGCGGGTGAGTTACCACTAAAGTAGTGCCATTGGTTGAAAACCCAGCCTTTGCCGCTGCGTAGATGGCGTTTCGTTCTGCGTGCTCAAACCAAAAATACTTTTCTGGCCGCTCTTTGCGCTCGTCTTCGTCAGCACTGCACTTTCGTGGTGCTCCGTTATACCCCCACGGGCCACCGCTTCCGTCCTTACCAATAATCACCGCTCCGACTTTTGTTGTGTCTTTGCTTAGCTGTGCGATGGCTTTGGCGATTTGTAGGTATTTGCTCATTTCAAAATCTCCTGCGTAAGTGCATCCACTGATTTCTGAATATCTTCAAGTAAGTAATCTGGCAAGCGATGCTTTTCAGCAAAGCTCCATGACTCCAATGCTGATAGCAGTTTGATGATGTCAAGTAGTTGTTGTTTTGTCATTTGATACCTGCTCTTTCCAAAGCAATCCGTACCATATTTAGGTCATCGTAGGCTTCAATAGACCTAGCCTTTCCTGAATGCACCTTGTTGATAAACTTTTTAGAAGCCTCTAAAGCCAACTTCGCAGCACCTTCAAGCTCAAGCCTTGCGTCGTCAGCTTTAACGTATTTCTCATTCCAAAGAACATCGCGTTCACATGCAAGCTTTAGTTCGGCTTCAAGCTCTGCAACCCGGACCAATGCAGCCATTCGCAGGTTTAAATCTTCGTTGAGCGATTCTTCAAGCTCTTGAACTCGGGTGACTAGATCAGCGCGGCAGTTTAGGCCGTAGGATGTCATTTGATCGTTGGTGTAGCAATCAAAAAATACCTTGTCACGGCCGTCATAACTCATTTGCTGCCCACTATTTTTAAAAGGCTTCGGCAGCGGTGGTAACTTGATTTCGGTCATGATGATTCTTTCATTGCTGCGTCGATTGCTGCGTCTGTCATGGTAGGGATAATGCGAGAGTTTCCAGAAGGAAGGAACACCCCATGTTCGTTGTACTCATCAACACCAACTCTTTTACGAAGCCACCGATACCGCTCAGCGTCTGCCTTGAGCGAATTGCTTTCAAATACCATCTTGTCCATCGCGCCAGGCCCAGTGCCATGCGGCATAAACAGGTCTTGCATTGATTGCAGCTCGGATTTAAGTTCGTCCCGATCTTTAATCAATCGCTCCACCGTCAAGCTATAAGAATTCATAGTCGCCATGACGCGCGGGTGAACCATCGCCTCTGTTGCTGTTATAACTTTCATAATTGATACCCAATAAAGTAAGCCACTACGCAAGTAATAACACCAGCTCCAGCTACTGCCAGTAGCAAGTCAATCAAAACCTCTTTGACAAGGCTGCGCTCTTTTTCACAATTTTGACAACCTCCTCCCTGGTTGCAGTTGTTGTTGCAGTATTTCATTTTTGGATCCTAGCGCGTATGGCGGTGGCGCATTCAGCAGGTATCCATGTGCTGTTTACCCTTTTACCTTTGTCATCGCACAATTTTGCGCATTCCTCTCGCTCGGCTGATGCGCACCATGTTGCGTAGTTTTCTGCCATTTCACGGTAAATTTCTGGAACGCCAAAATCGCACGGGTTGATTTGCGGGTGTTTGCGGATGATTTCATTTCTTTCCATTTTTTATCCTTAGTTGTTGATTGTTGAATCTTTATTGTAGTGCAGGTTTAGGTGTGCTATTTTTTCGTAATTCATGACATTGATTCAAGGATTGACATAAGGTGGTCAATTACAGATTGAACGTCAACTCCTGAATCGCGCAATACGATCAATGCTTTAATTGATTCTGAAATTTGATTGTTTGTCATTTTGTTTTCCTAAGTTCGTTTGTTGATGTGATCTATTGTGCCACACAATACCGCCAAAAAGAAACAATTTTAAATTTATTTTCACCATGTTTTCACGCCTAAAATTGACGTTTTCAACAAACTTACAAGGCAACCATGACACACCACGAAACAAGCAAATCCCTCGCCATCGCTATTGGATGGTCCAAATTCCACATTCATGACTACATTGACAAGTCAGGAGAGCACAATATTAACTGCTTGGTGGACGGAGAATGGGTTCCGTTTGACTACCGTGACCCGCTTGTGATCTGGCCAATTGCAAAGCGTTTTAACTGCTTTCCGTGGCGTGACAGCATGGGCTACTGGTGGGCTAATGTAGGCGACAAGGCAGAAGAGCATTCACATTCAGCTGAGTTGGCTGTGGCGATGGCGGTGATTGGGGCGGTGAAGCTATGAGCAGTCTAAAAAGCATCTTCCCCAATGGCTTCCCCGTCAACATTGATACGCCAGTCTTGCCGCCTGAACATCAGCTTCGGGTGCATATGTCAGAAAACTGCATCCAAGCGCCTGAAAGCATCATTCCAGACGGTAAGTTACACCGCTTCGCCACGGGGTCAAAGAAGGGTGATTTAAGCGGCTGGTATGTCTTGCATGACGGCAAGGTTCCGGCGGGCGTGTATGGCGATTGGAAGACTGGCGAAGAGTACCAGTTCAGGGCAAACATCGGGCGTGAACTTACTTTTCAGGAAAATATTGCTCACGTCAAACAGATTAATGAACTCAAGGCCAAGCGTGAAAAAGAGCTTTCAGACTCTCGGGAATACGCGGCTTACACCGCCACGAAGATATGGGACGCGGCTCAGTTGGCAAGTGACGATCACCCATACATCAAGCGCAAGGGAATTAGTAATCCTGGTTGGCGCATTGCACCGGATGGGCGTTTGATTGCTCCAATGCTGATTGATGGTGACATAAGCGGGTTGCAGTACATCAGTGATGACGGTACCAAGATGTTTATGAAGGGTTCTAAGACGGGCGGGGCTTACTGGTCAATCGGGCCTGTCATTGATTCAACTGGCGAGGGGCGTATATATATATGCGAGGGAATTGCCACTGGTGCATCTATATTTGAGGCCACAGGCAATAGTGTTGTAATCAGCTTTTCATCTGGCAATATGGCTGCGACTGCACAGGCTTTGCGTCATGGCGTGGGGCCATTGCGTGAGATTGTGATCGTTGCTGATAACGATGAATCGGGCACTGGGTTAAAAGAGGCCACCAAGGCAGCTAACTTGATAGCGGCTATGGTTTGTATGCCACCAATGCCAGGGGATGCAAACGACTATGCGCAGGCTGGGCATGATCTGGGGGAATTGTTAGAGCCTACGGAATCAATGACAGCGGCCACCGAGAGACTTAATGTTGTCTTTGCTGACAATCTTGGTTCTGACTTTATTGCACCGGATGAACTGGTAGAGGGGGTTATCACGGTCGGGGCATCGTCGGTGGTGTATGGAGACTCAAACTCAGGTAAGACGTTTTTTGTCTTGGATATGGGCTGTGCCATCGCCCGTGGCGTTGAGTGGATGGGAAGAAAGACTGAACCAGGTCTTGTAATCTACCTTGCCACAGAGGCTCCAGCGTCTATTAAAACGCGCTTACAGGCTTATCAAAAGTACCATGATTGCACAGTTCCGAACTTCGCCATTGTGCAAACCCCCGTCAATTTTCACCGTGATATGCAGGATGCCAAAGACATCGTGACGATGATTGAAGACGTTGAAAAAGCACTCGGACAAAAGGCGCGGCTGATCGTTGGTGACACTTTAGCCCGTATTAGCTCAGGGGCTAACGAGAATAGCGGTGACGATATGGGGCCGATTATGGAGCGTTTTGACTACCTTGCACGCAAGACTGGAGCCCATGTCTTAATCATTCACCACAACGGTAAAGATGCGGCAAAGGGCGCTCGTGGTTGGTCTGGTATCAGGGCTCACATTGATACTGAGATCGAGTTAGTGGACGATAAAGGCGTGCGTAGTGCCACTATAACGAAGCAACGTGAGCTTGGAGGTAAGGGTGACGTGATCGGGTTTAAGCTTGATATCGTTGACATGGGGCTTACCAAGTGGGGTAAGACAGCAACATCGTGCGTGGTTGTTGAAGACACTGATGCCACGGTTAAGTCAGATGAAAAGGAGTCAAAATCAACTGCTGAGGCGCGTAATAGTTTTAGCGGTGCGCTTTTGAAGTATGGATATATCGACTATGACCATGATCTATACATCACTACGGACAGTTGGAGTCAGTACGAAAAGGAAACAAAGCGCCACATTAAAGAGGCTACAGCAGCCCAAAACGTAACCAAAACCACACGCTATCCAGAGTATTTGAAGGACTCAATTGAGCCAAAAAACGGGGGTTACAGGGTCACAAATGAGTCAAAATTTCACGGAATCAGGTTGATTCTGAAAAGCAGATAAAAACACCACTGGGGCAGATCATCGGGGCAGCGATTATTTTTGTAAGTTGTTGATTTATAAGGCTTTTTTATCCATCGGGGCATTAGGTTTTTATGGGCATAAATAAACTGCCCCAGTTCGGGGATGTCGGGGCAGGACACTATAGTGCTGCCACGACAGACGGACGAAAAAAAATTGTAGCGCAACAATCATCGAATTTAAGGTACAATGATGATTGATTCAAAAGGCCGTGAATGGCCTAAAAGCAGGGTCGGGAAATAACCTTCTAGTGAGGGTCTATCCCGAGCCGTCACCCGTCCAGCAATGGACTACCGATCCTCCGGCAACATTCACCGGGGTCGGCTCTCACTAGAAGGTTATTTATGAGAACCAGCAAAGCAAAGCCAAATCCAAAGATTAAGAAGGTAAAAAAATACTTAGGTCGCTTACCAACTGCTAGAACATGGATAAAGATTGGAGAGCTTAATGATGGCAGGACGATCATTAAGTGGCATTTGTACATAGCCGAACCATTTAAAGATAAAAACTTTGAATGGTCAAACTATCGATTAATTGCAACAAGGCCAATTGAATGCAAGGCTAATTTTTCTCTGTCATGGAATTCTGAGACAAAGCGCATTTATGGTTCTGACTACGAAATCATTTCAACTCATCATTTGTGTTTATTTGATCAGTTTTTAGAAATTACTGGATTGACTCCAAATTTAGATAGCTTTACAGTGTAAAATAACATCAACCGTTGAAGCGGTTATCCTACCGCGTTGAGGGCCAGCGCCGGGCCTGGCCTATATCAGCGGACGCCCGGCAAACTTTTTTATCAACACATTAAAGGTCAAGACATGAAGATTACGGCACAACAATTGCTTAATAAAGCAGCTACGATTCAAGACCAACGCGGCAAGCAATACGACACACCAGATGGTGAACGGTCGATGGGGAAAGTAGTTGCAATGTTCAACACGGTTAAAGGCTCAGATGTTTTGACAGAATCAGACGGTTGGTTGATTCAAACCATGCTAAAGATCGTCAGGGGTGAGGCAAACGGGCCCCATGAGGACTCGTGCCTTGATCTGGTTAGCTACGCATCACTTTATGGCGAGGCTCGCTTGAATGAGGTTGCTAAGCCTTTGGTGGATGGTGGGGCGGTGAAGGATGATTGGATTGAATGGAGTGGCGGTGAGCGACCTGTACGCAATGGAGCGATGGTGACAGTTAAACACCGAGACGGACTAACGTACACTGAAGTTGTCGGTGAATGCTTCAGTGAAAGATGGAAACACACAAGAACACCATCTGACATCATCTCCTACCGCGTAGTAAAATAAAGACATGACTAAGCCACTAACACCAAAACAGGAAGCATTCGCGCAGGCGGTGGCTAGTGGCTTAACTCAGTCTGATGCTTATCGGAAGGCTTATACGGTAGGTGTTAACACTAAGCCCGAGACGATTAATCAAACGTCCTGCCGGTTGATGGCTGACCCCAATATTTGCGCAAGGGTCGATTTTCTCAAGGGCGAACTAAGTAAGAAGGGTCTTTGGAGCCGCGAGGACAGCGTTAGGGCGCTTTTATCTGTGTTGGATGACCCAGATAAGAAGACTGACATTATCGCGGCTGTAAAGGAGCTTAATTCGATGCACGGGTTTAATGAACCCGTCAAAATGGAAGTAACTGGCGCCAATGGCTCAGACCTTATTCCAAAGCCGTTTTACAAGATTGTGAAGTAACCAACTTCCAATGTTTGAAGACAAAGAAGAAGCCCCAGTCATGGAGTGCAACATACCAGAAGCATTCCATGAATTCCTGCAATACTCACGATTCCACTGCGCCTATGGTGGCCGCGGATCTGGTAAAACTCGCACGTTCATTACCATACTGGTAAACAATGTAATGACATGCGGGTGGCGCGTTGTGGCAATGCGTGAGACTATGGAATCAATTTCTGAAAGCTGCTATCAAGAGGTGATCGAGGAGATAGAGCGCCGCAACCTGCATCAATACTTTAGGATTCTAAAAACTCACATTGAATGCCCGGCGTCGGGCGGTGTGTTCAAATTCTCAGGACTTCGAGCAAGTGCAAAGCGCCTAGATGGTCAAAAGCTGAAAGGTTTTAGCCACTTTGACGCCGTATTCATTGATGAGGCTGAATCAGTATCAAAAGAGTCATTCGATGCACTGGTGCCAACAATGCGAAAGCCTGATTCTCAAATTTATGTCTGTTTTAATCCAAGGTCGCCTTTGGATTTCATGTATAAGTTTTTCGTTACTGAGCGTTACATTCCAGACTACACGACAGACGGCAAACGGTTCGCAGTTGTCAGGAGAGTGAATTTCAATGAAAACCCTTTTTTCCCTGAGCCACTGGCTAAGCACGCCGAAGAAATGCGGATACATGACTTTGACACGTATAAGCACGTTTATCTTGGTGAGCCCGTCTTTAATTCAGACTTGGCTGTTATCCGTCCTGAGTGGATAAGCGCAAGCGTAGATTCTCATATTAAATTGGGAATAGAGGCAAGTGGACGTAAAGAGGGTGGATTCGATGTCTCTGACGATGGCCCCGATGCGAACGCCTTAATATTCCGTCAAGGTATCGTAGCGACATATGCCGAAGAGTGGCGAGACAAAGACCCTGTAAGCGCAGCGGCTCACGCTCACGCTAGGTGTCTTGAAAACAATGTCAGCTTGCTTCGATACGATGATATCGGCGTTGGTGCTGGTGCTAAAGGTCAGTTCAGAATACTTCAGCAAGCCGAACTAGACATGCTTCACCGTGGGTTTACCCGCGTGCAAACTGATGGCTTCAATGCAGGTGGCGCTATCAATAACCCCGATGGCGAATATGTCCAAGGCAAGAAAAACAAGGATATGTTCTACAACATCAAGGCGCAGGCTTGGTGGTTGCTGTCTGATAGGTTCAGGAACACATATAACGCCGTAAATGGCAAGCCATACGATAAAGACAAGCTGATTAGCATTGCAAGCGGTTTGAAGGGCTTAGATAAGCTATGCGCTGAACTATCTCAGCCGCAGCGTGACTACGTTAACGGCAAGGTAAAGGTCGAATCTAAAGCTGATATGAAGAAGCGTGGCGTATCATCGCCAAACTTGGCAGACGCCTTTGTCATGGCGTTTTTGGATACTGGGACGTTTGATTTATCGGCGTTATTGTGATTTAAATTGGTGCTTTTGGTAGCGGCATCCAATGGGTAGGCTCTATGTAAAATACTGCACAGTAGGTAGGTTCTCCATCATAAATCCAGTTGCCACTTCCATCCCGAACAAGCTTCATAACATCTCCACCATCATCTGTTTCTACCCATAATATGCACTGTCCATCCTTCGGAGCAGTATCAATTGGTTGCCATCCATCTGGCTTCGCAAGTTCCTCTCGCAATGCATACGCTGCATTTGATTCCATGCATACACAAACACCGCATTCATGCTCACATGGACCAGCTTCTTTAATGCAGTAATTAAGCGCATCAAGCGCATGTTGCATAACTTTGCGGCTCATTTTTATCCTTAGTTGATTGAGTCCACATTGTAGCTCAAAAGCATCCATGCAACCATTTATTTGAATTTAATCCTATAATTCACGCAATTATTGAGGATTTAAATGGAAAATCAAAAGCGAAGCCGGGGCCGACCACGTAAAGACGTTGCACTGCGTAACGACGGACCGTATCTTAATGTTTTTGCCAGCGTCGGCAACAGCAAAGACCGCAGCTCATACACCACGGCGGGAGTTCCGCGTATCCTTGAGTTTCAAGAGCTTGAGAACTTGTATCAAGGCAACGGCTTCGCCCGTCGCATCATTGACTTACCCGCGTCTGACATGGTGCGTGCATCATTCGAGATTGAAGGCGTAGAGGACTGTGAGCCTATCCTTGCAGAGCTAGAGGGAATCAATATGATGCCTAAGCTATGCGATGCTATCAAGTGGTCTAGCCTTTATGGCGGCGCTCTGGTGGTCATGCTAGTCAATGATGGCGGAATGATGGAAGATGCGCTAGCCCCTGAGCGGGCTAAGTCGTTGGAGCAACTTCGGGTCTATGACCGTCATCAAGTAACGCGGCATAAGAAGTACACCGACCCCAGTGATATGCGCTTTGGTGGCACTGAGCTTTACATGATCTCTCCCATTGAAGGATCACCTTACGTGGTGCATGAGTCGCGTTGTCTGGTGTTCGATGGCGTCTCAGTGCCTGACCGCACCCGCGCTATTAATGACGGCTGGGGGGCTAGTGTGTTGCAGCAGTGTGCAGACCAGCTAACCCGCTTTGGCATGTCTCATATTTGGGCTAACTCGCTTGTCGAGCGTGCCCAGCAAGCGGTTCACGGGATCCCTGAGCTTACCAATGTACTGCGTAGTCCAGGAGGTGAGGCTTTGATTCGCCAGCGCCTTGATCTGGTTGACATGGCCCGGTCGATCAATAACACAGTGGTCATTGATGCTGTTGAGAGCTACGATCTAAAGTCAACGTCACTCAGTGGCGTACCTGATCTTATCGACCGCTTTGCATTGGCCCTATCCGCTGTCACAGGAATACCTGAATCGCTACTGTTTGGCAAGGCTACAGGCGGGTTAACGGCGTCTGGAGGTAACGATCTGGAAAACTGGTATTCCAAGGTAAGCCAACTTCAAGAAACCATCCTGCTACCGGCTGTTGATAAGCTGTGCGCAATTCAAATGCACATCATGGGCCGGTATGTCGAGGATTACAAGATTGAGTTTGAATCCCTGTTTATGCCATCCGAAAAAGAAGAGGCTGAGATTGAAAAGCTAGAGGCAGAGGCTAAAAAGATAAAAGCCGATACCCATAACATTTATGTAACTGCCGGTGCGCTTGACCCTTCAGAACTTCGCAAAATGCTAGCAGAAGATGAAGACTACATGATTGACAATGTTGATTTGATGCCTGAATTGCCTGATGCTGCTGAAATTGTTTAAAATATATCTAATTTAAAGGTAAAAAATGCTTGACTCATTCGGACAAATTGGTGATTCTCCTGAATTTTCAGCTCGCAATCTATTCGCTATCACGCCTGGTGCGGCTGATCTAGACCGGGTTACAAAAGCGGTTTATATTGGTACTGGTGGCAATATTGAATTGCAAGCCATTGGAGATACCGCATCTGTGATTATGAAGGTGTCTGATGGTCAGATTATTCCCGTGCGTGCGCGCAAGGTAATCGCTACTGGTACGACTGCTACAGGCATCGTGGGGATGGCATGATTGGCTTGGGGCTTGGAATTACGCAACTTTCGTGCCGTGGATTTACAGCCGCTCAACGGGTTGTAAATGATGGCCTTAGAGTGCTTAGGTCATTCGGCCAAGACGCCCACATCTGGCTACCCGGCGTAGGACAAGTAAACGGCCTGACAGCAGGCAATTGGATAGATTCAGCGGGCACCGTTCCTGCGGTTATTGATAACCCTGTTGGGAAAGTCACCGATAGCTTTGGCGGCATCCACGCCACTCAGTCACTTACTGGAAGCAAGCCGATATTGCGTAGGGGGATTTTGAATCTGACCCCAAGAAGCAACACGTTTACTGATGCACTGTGGTTTTATCCGGCAGGCGCTGCTACGTTCGTTGGTTCTACCGACCCAACAGGAGCGTTAAATTCTTATCGATCTACTCCCGGAACGGTAGGTAACGCCCCCATAAACACTTCAGCGAACAACAATCGAACCTATAGCGACCAGACGTTTGCAAACGGGACGTACACAATTGCACTGTGGGTAAAGACAGATGCCATTGATTCCGCAGTTGCTTTGTACCTTGAAGACAGGTTATCAGACACGGTAAGAGGCTCTGGCTCTACGACAACTAACTCAACGTGGCAATTGATTGTTGCGACTGGTACAACTGCCGGGGCTTCTGCCGGGGTTCGTATTTTGTGGGCATCGACGCAGGCTGTTTTGTTGGGTGGTGTCGGTCTATTCGCCGGAACCCTCACAGCCCAACAAATCATCGCAGCAGGCGGCATTCCACTGACCACCACAGCACCAGCAAGCTCATCGCAAGGACCGTCATGGTTTGACACATCAGGCAGTAAATCAATAAACGCCACCTTCCCGGCGGGCAATGAGTCGGTAACTGTGATTGATGCTTTGCCTACGGGGCAAGCGACAGCAACCGGGCAGAATGTTGTTGGTACGTACAACGTTGCCAGCGCTTCGGGTACAAGAACATCGGGAAAGATTATTGTCAGTCCAAGCAGCGCATTGAGTGCGCCTGACTTACTTGCACTCCAGAAGTACGCAAACTTGTTGGCAGGAGTATCAATATGAGCGACTACAGCGCAAACATCACCATAACCGTGCCAATCGCCCAGCGCGAAACAGGCAAGCGCATCAGCCGTGCGCTAGATGCCGACACGGGTGGCTATTTGGCCTATTCTCAAGGTCTTGACGCTGACATGCAGCCTTGCTCGATTGAGACTGCTGTTTATGTGACGTACTCCAGCCCGTGTAGTCAAGAGCTTGCGGGGAGCATGAGCTATCTGATTGCCAATCCTGATGTGCTTCATGGCATGGTGGCTGCTGACTATGTGCTACGGTGGGATGGGTTTGAGGTTCCTACAGTAGCTGAAATCAGTTCATTCTGCAATGCTGTTTTACCTATAATTGGCAATGACCAAGAAAACCACATTCAACAACCCTGACAGCGTAGAGCGTGAATATACGCGGGAGCTAGTCAGGTATTCAAAGAAGCTACAGAGCGACGTAAACACCGTTCTGGTGCCTAAGATTGGCAGTTTAAAACGTCAACTTGATAATGAGTTGCGTGCTGATGGATGGATAGATGAACTGGCGGCTTTGTTGCTTGAATTGGCTAACTTGGCGATTGGCCATAGTTCGATTGTGGTGCGTAAACTTCCTGGCTACTTTGAAGCCATGAGCAAGTTTAACGAAGGCCAGTTTAAGATGGTAGTCAAGGCCAATACCGGCCTAGACTTGCCACCCGTGATGCAAGGTGCTCCATCGTCGTCTATTTTGGGCGTGAACGTGTTCCGTAGTGAGCCATATTTAAAGCCACTGGCCGAAGCATGGGTGAGTGAAAATACCGCCTTAATTAAGTCACTGCCTACGCGCTTGCATCCCGAGTTAGAAGGTATTGTTAGGCGTGGCGTGATGGCTGGAACTTCTGTAAAAGACATTCAAAACCAGATTAAAGAGCGTTACGGCGTTACTGATTACCGGGCTCGGTTGATAGCGCAGGATCAGACGCTCAAGATGAATGCTGAATTGACGCGCTACCGACTCCAGTCTGTTGGCGTGAAGGAATATACATGGCGCACCGTACAAGACAGTCGCGTGCGTCCTGACCATGTAGAGCGCAATGGAAAACTGTTTACATGGGATAAACCGCCGCCTGATGGGCATCCCGGTCAGCCCGTGCGGTGTCGCTGTAGGGCTGAGGCGGTTTGGGATGAAGAGCTTTAAAAATCTTCTGCCGTGAAAGTACATTCACGGGTTTTGCCGACAATCTTCCAGTAGCGAGATAGATCAATGTGCTTAATTGCCCACGACCGAATCAACCCATTAAGTTCAGCTTTTGCTTCGTCAGATACATTACTGAATTCGCTGTTATAGACCTCGCCAATATCATCATAAAGACGTTCGTCCATACACTCAAGCAAACTAGATACTGTATGGCTATTAATGCCATCAGTTGGTTCGCAGGTTTTGCAATCTGCTTCCCAATATGTTTGTCCAACTTCCGCGCCATCAGCAATCAGATCATCAAACTCATTGAAATTGAACTCTTCATTGTTTGAGCTGTAGCATTTTTCTAGTGTTGACATTTAAAATCCTTAGTTGATTGAGTCCACATTGTAGCTCAAAGACACAAATAAACACAACGTAAAAAATAAAAAGTTTGCATGAAATTTCACTCTGTTTTTGTGTTATTGCAATGCAATTTTTTTATAGTTATAATCCGCTTACATGGAAACAACACGCTACGACTTTACGCCTATTAAGGCGGAACTCACTACAGACGGCTATCTGCTTGATAGTCCTATCGTGGCGCGTATTGGTATCCAAACTTACATGAACGCTGATGGCTCGGTTCGAAAAGAACTGAGACTGCCTGAAGATGTATTTGATGCTGAGTCGCTTTCCTCGTTTGCTGGAAAGCCGCTTACTGATGACCATCCTAGCGAGGCAGTCAGCGCAAAGAACTTTAAAAAGTACGCCATTGGGGTGATGACTGGCCCGGCTTACCAAGACGCTGACAATGTGCGCGTGCCTTTGATTTTGCATGACGCTGAAGCGGTAGACAAGGCCATTAAAGGCGGTAAGCGTGAGCTTTCAGTGGGCTATTCTGTCGTGCTAGACGAAACCCCAGGCATCTACATGGGCGAGGCTTATTCCGCCCGCCAAACTAAGATTCGGGTCAACCACTTATCCCTAGTAAAACGGGGACGTGCTGGCAATGCCCGTTTAACCCTTGACGGGGCATCCTGTCAAGTTTCTGAAACCCCTGAAAAGGAAGCAACTATGAGCGAATTAAGCTCGGTAAAACTTGACTCGGGCTTGTCGTATCAAGCTGCAC